CTGACATTATAAAGAGTGTAGTAGTTACAGAGCCTACCACAGCTAACAAACAAGGTGAAAAAGCAGTTGTCGATTTTCCAAGCGGTGGTGAGGGAGATTTCTCTGGACCAGACCCAGAAGATGCAGCCTATGGTAAAAAAGAAGAACAAGAAGAAGGGGATGATGAAGGGGATGATGATTTAGGAGAATTCTCAGAACTTGGTGAAATAGAATCTGACCCGGGCGAGGGTGATGAAAGTGAAGAAAATTCACTTTCGGCTAAACTTAATAAAAACACTATGAATAATAAACCATCAATGCAGAATGGTAATACCGTTCCGGATGAAGATTGTGAAATGATAATTATACGTAACCCTTCACCTGAACATGTTGCTGCTTTAACACGCGCGCAAGTTGATCGTAAATTACGTGAAGATTATCAAAAACGTATGCGTAATTACCATGAGACAGAAAGACGCCATACTTTAGGTTATTGAAAAGCAATTAAACTTTTTATATAACAATAGAATTTTATCTTGTTGTACGTATTCGATAGGGTCGATATACCCAGCATCTAAAAACCCGCGTAGTCTTAAACTACTAGATGGGGTATTAGCATCAGCTAACCCATCAGCTCTATCAGAGTAACAAGTCCATGTATTTGCAAAGTTCACTTTTAATTCAACGCCATCTTTAATAATTTGCATTTTACTTTTGTTTATTAACGGCGCAACTAACTTTATCTTAGTCTTTCTATTAAGACTTAATATATTATTCATTGAATCAAGCCATTCAGGTGATGAATCCCAGTAACCTGCAAGAGAGTCTGCTTCTGCAGAACCATACCATATTTCATTACATCCTAATGATTCTGCATACGATGCAGCTATAGAAACGAACATATTATTTCTAAACGGTACATATGATATTGGTTGCGCATCACCAGCCATTTCTTTAATATTAGGATTATCGATATTATTATTAGTTAGGGATGATACGGGAGATATATCCTTTATATATTTCACATCAATAATTTTATTTGTAACCTTTACACCATGTTTTGTAACAACATCGTTAATTTGTAAAGATATACAATTTAACTCTCTTTTATGTCTTTGTCCGTAATCAAAAGAAATAGTATGTATTTCTTTAAATTTTTTAGCTGCCATAAAAAGCAGTACAGAACTATCCATACCACCAGATAATGTAAGTACTACTTTTTCTGACAACATATACTATTATAATTTATTAGTCTTAATTGCGTTAACCATTTTTACAGTAGTTTTACGCCCAATTGCTTCAACGTATACTAATGGACCTTTACTACGGCCCATGACTTTACCAACACCTTTATTTTTTGTTTTATTTTTTTGTAATGTTTTACCCATAAAATATTAATTAAACTTTTGCCTCATCAACTTCATCTGGTACATCATCATTACCAGTATTATTACCATACACCCATTCAGTCTTTATTTTAGCTTCGATGCCTGGTACGATATACTTATCCCATAATTCGGTATTATCTTTCCAACGACCATATTGGCCAATTTTTTCACCGTCTGCTTTAGTATATGTGCTTCCAGATTGAACCAAAACACCAAACCCTACAGCTAAATCTAAAAGACCATAATATTTGGCTAATCCACTTTCGAAACTCAAATACATTTCGCCTTCTAAGTACTGTTTAACGAATCTATTTTTAGCAGTCAATGCTCGTAAGATAACTCCTGGGTAACTCTTTTGACCAACTGCTAATTTAGAATTAATATGGTCATCTACCTTCATAGGCTTTCTTGCTAATTGAATAGTTACAGAAGGTAAAAACACTGCAGCTCTACCACCTGGCATATCCTTTACTAAAGAAGGAAACATCGCGCTAGGATCATCAAATATATGGTTAGTACAAATTATTGTCGTCTTAGTTACTGCACTTAATTGCGTGCAAGTTCTTAATAAAGACTTTACTGCTTTTGCTCTACTACCCATATCTGCGCTTGTGCTACTCTTCTCCATTCTATTAATTTGCAATTCACTTTCCATGTTGCCAAGCGAATCGATAGCAATAATAAACTTACCAATTTGACCCTTTTCTTTAGCTTTTGTTAAAAAGCTATATATTGAATTCCTGCACTCTTCAATACTAAAAGTCGGCACATATTTTACTTTGCTAGTATCTAAGCCTAGAGCTTCAGCACCGGCCTTATCAATTGCATTTTCGCTATCAAAAATAATAGGAACTAATCCTTCTTTTTGAGCACTTGCTAGAATCTTTTGTACAATATATGACTTACCCGTCATCGATGGGCCTGCTAACATCGTTAACCTATTACGAGGTATACCACCATGTAAAGATCCGCTAACTAAACCGTTTAAAACCATTGAGCCGGTATCAATCCAACCATCTACGGTTGATAACGCATTTGAATCTAAAAAAGACGCATATGGGTTTAACTTATCTATTTCACTTAGTGTATCGAAAATATCTTTATCCATACACTAGTATAGAATATAAAAACTAAAAATCAATTACTAACTTTAATATCCATTAATTTTTTTGTATTGACAAGAGTGTCGGTAATTTTCTTTGAAAGATAATTATTCTTATCCATGTTTTCAATCATGAAATCTCTCCAACTTAAAAGAACACGGCGAATTTTTTCTAATTCTTTATCTGCTACTCTACCTTCACCATGGTCTGTACCATCAATAACTTTGGTAATAACGTATTTTACGCCAGTTACGCCATCTAATTGACCTTTACGGAATTCTGCTGTTGTCATATAATTTATATATCTTACTGTTTTATATAATCAACCAAAAAAAAAGCCCTTTCGGGCTTTTTAAATTATACACTGTTTGCGTAACTTATAACTGCTCTCGTTAAACTTTCATTATTCCATTGAGGGTTGTCGTAGTTAGCATCACTTAAATCATTTAACTTTACTAATCCTATAGAACTGATAAAAACTTCAACTGTCTTATGTTCAGGACTATCGATAATTTTTTCAACTACAAGTTCGTTAAACTCTCTCGTAATTGCTGGTCTAACAACAATATTTTTATTAGTTTCTAATGGGATTACAAAGCTCATACAATTATTTATGAAATAATTGATTAATCTTCAAATAATTTAATTATTTCAGGCTCAACTGCAGCCGGCTTAGCTGTAGTATTGGTTGCTTCAATAATCTTATCATATTGAATAGTAATCTTATCATCAACCGAAAAGCCTACCCCTATTGCAATATTAGACTTATTAAATGTAAAGTTGAAATTTCTACTTGTATCTGGGTCATTCTTAATGAATTCAGCTAAAAATAAAGGTATAAGCTGAACTTGAAATTGACCGTTTTGAGGTTGAACTAATACCATTACAGGGTTTGCAATAGTTAGTTCTGTGGTAGTTTCAGAGCTTAAAACTCCAAGAATATTTCTACCAGTAGTATCTATAATTGTTACGTATTTTTTGTCCATACATTATTTTAAGTTACTCGTGTAACTAATCAAGATAGTAAATCAAAAAGATTTGTTTGTACCAAATTACCTGGCTTTTGCGATGACCATCTAACGTTTTCATAAAACCTATTAATTACAGAAAATATATGGTTTTCAAACATAGCATCATAATCAGGTTCAAATATATTTTTAAATTCATCCGGGTAATAGTATTTGTAAGCCACTGCATCTACGTTAAATTTATTAGACTTAACATAAAAATATCTTACCTTGTCTCCTGAACCTATTTTTTCATATTTTGTAGTTAATTTAAACCTGTCAATTAATAAATTATGTATATATGCTGCCTTTACGTGCGCAGGCATACCTTTAGCTAGAGAAAAACCGTTACATTGGCCTGCATATTTTTCATACCCTTTAATACCTGAAACGAATGTAATATCTTCCGGTGGTAACTTTTTAAATATTTCATACGTCTCATTTAATACTAAATTGGTATCATTAATACTCTGAGTTAGCATCATAGTCTCAATAATTTTCTTAACATATGGTTTAATTGCACCAGGCATTGTACTTCTAACAACTTCAACTCCAGTATACTTAAATTTATTACAAGCAATACCTTCATCATCTAATACATGCAAAACATATCTTTTCTTTTGCAAAAAGATGCCAACATCTGCTATAGATTCTCTTTTAAAAATAAACCTACTATCTTTTGAATTAAATTCTTTAGCTCCCCATTTTTTAATCTCTACATTTAAAAAGTCTTCAATTTCTTGCACTATACCTAAAGTTTCTTTTGTAATTTTATTATTAACACTAAACCGGGTACTACCGTCTGCAAATAACGGCTCAATAGATACATAACTTGAATCCGTATCATTATAAATGATACATTTATTTAAAATTTCCTCATCAATATGTTTAACTTTATTTTTTATAAACTGTTTAAGTAATTCGTTTGAATATTTGATAACAGCTTGCCCAGATAATGTAATAGAAGATGCAATATCATCATCACCAAAAGGTGCATTTTTATTACCAAAATATCCGTAAATTGAATTAATAAAAACTTTAATGCATAGTTGCTTTGCGTCAAGTTGATCTATTTCAAGCTTAATACTAATACCTTCTTTGCTACTCTTATCGCAATCTGAATATTCTTTTTTAAGTTTTTTTAATAACTTTTTAATAACTTGACGTTTATCGTAATAATAATCTAGAATTTCAGGCATAATGCCTTTCTTTTTTTGCGAAAATAAAACATTAGCTTTACTGATAGCTATCGATTCTTTTTCTTTAAATAACTCAAACTTTTCTTTTGTTAATTTAAATATTTTACCACTGGTATGTCTAATAGATAATACCCCGTCTATTTCGTTCTCAATAACACCTATTTTTGTCTCAGGCGACATATTCAAGCTAATCATCACGTTAGGGTATAGAGAGTTAGCGTCAAATGATATAACTTTTTGTTGAAACCCGCTTAATGGTTCACCTACGTAAGCTCCCGGGTTTTTACTACCATCATCTTCGCCTCTTATAAACGAAGGCATCTTTTGATTATGGTATCTTGCTCTAATAGCAGTCGCACCATTTATAACTGAAAGTGATCCCATAGCTGCTTCAAACGTAGTCAATCCCACGTAAGCTAACATTCGAATTAGTTCACTATATTTTAATTTTTCTTCAAGCTTAACTAACAACCTAACGTCTTGAATATTATAATCAATAAATGTCTTCCAATCAGTATCAGCTAATGTTGCAAGATTAATAGATCCAAAATCTACTTTACCTTCTCCTAATTCAGCTTCTGCAATCAAAGCTAATTTATAACTTTCGCGCAAACCAATACAAAAACGTTTATAAACATCCAAATAATCAATTAAAGATATGCCTTCTACATACCATCTAATTTGTTCTTGACCAAACTTACCTTTAATTGATCTGCTATATACTCTACCTGCGGGAGATAATCTAAATGTATATTCCTCGCCTAGTATCTTAGTACATCTATTAATAATATAAGGAATATCGAAAAACTCGCTATTCCATCCTGATAGTATGTCAGGATAATCACTTTCAAAGTACTCTATAAATTTAATAAAAATATCTTTTTCGTCAACGCATTGAATATATGTAACGTCTTTACTTGTTGATGTATACGGGTTAATACCCCACGTAATAAAACTATTTGTTAACGAATCATGGATAGTTATTACATTTACCGGTGCTTTAGCTTCATTAGCATGAGGAAATTCATCAGGTGCATACACCTCGATGTCTACAAACATAACCTTAATAGGATGTTGACTAAATTCTGGAGTTTCGTTTTGCTTCCAAAACATATCAACTAGATATTGCTGAGTAGCTGGTAAATTTTCAAATACCCGCTTAATATTTGTATCTTTTATGTATTTGAATCGTTCATATTGCGATCTAAACGTCTTTTTACTTAACTTAGTACCGTAGATTGACTGCGCATCTCCATGGGTACTTTCAATATACATGTATGGGTCATATGACGATTGAACTTTAATGCGTTTACCGTCTTTATCCCATGTAAAAAGGTTAACACACCTTTCTCTCCCGTCATAATATATATTACGATAGCTCAATATTCAATTATAATGTACTTCCTGTACTAAATCAAATTAATACTTGTTATACCTTGATAGATTCTTTCTAGACTTGTCGCCAAATGGCGTGGTATATAACTCCATATAACAATCAATATTACTATCTGTTTCTAACCAACGAGTATCAGCATATTGTCTGGCTTTTTTGCAAATACTCTTATATTTATCGCTATCTTTTAATGTAGCTACTATTTGATCAACCATTTCACTACCAGTGTTAAATTTAATAGGCGCATTTGCGTAAGTGCATAGGTCTTGGCATGCAATTGGTAAGCCAAACGCGCTTGACTCGATATATTTTAAATCACTCTTAGCTTTATTGAAATTATTATTCTGTAAAGGTGCTACCATCATATTAATATTAAGACCAGATATACATTCACCATACTCGAACAACCTTTTCCATTGATGGAATTCAATTTTTCCAGATTTAACCAAATCCATAAGAGGTAATGGAAAAGCGCCAAGGAACACCCACTGGAACTTATCTACTGTAGCCCGAATAATATTATTGACATGCTGGAAATCATCATTGTGATTAACTCTATTATCAACATCGAAGTGCGCACCCGAACCTGCGTATAAAATACGAGGCTTTTTCTTATACTTGTCTAAGTTATTCATGTTCTTAGTCAGATCATAATGGTTACCTAACCAAAACTTAGGCATAAAATTAGGAATAACTGTAATATTTTTATTACCTGTCTTATCCATATAGTAATCCTTCATGAAGTCACACGTAACTGTAATTTCATCACATAAAGACATGATAGCTTGAGCTGATTCTCTTATTTCAGGGTTTTCAAATGCAGGTTTGTACTTATTATACTCTGGAATATCTTCCTTAAAACAGATATCGTCAATTTCGTACATTATTTTCATACCGTTTTGCTTTTTAACTTCGGTTAAAAGCTTAACAAACTCAAGCTGCTGTTTTGTTGCTTGTCTTTGCACTCTAACCCCTTTTGCCATAACATAATATCTAGGGTCTAAATTCATAACAGTCGTGCCATGGCAGACTGCTTTCATATGGGCGTTCATTACTTGTTCCGGCCATATCATTCTCCAGTGTCCGCAGCCACTATAATCTGCATAGTAACTTAAAAACCTAGGTAAGTCTAACTCTTTAGGTCTTTCTGCTTCACGTGTCGATGGTGTGGCAGTTGTTTGAGCTGTTTTCGGTGTAAAAGGTTGAGTTAAAGCCTTAACTTGAAAGGGTATATTATTATTTGAGCCGAACGGTGCGTTATTTGCAAACATATATGAATTTATATTATATTTCAGGTTAATCAACAAAGTTTATACGACGGGTTATTCCGTTATGCTTTTCTAAAAATATAATATTTCCTGTTGCTAATTTAGTGCTTTCCTTTCTATGACTTATAATAAATATTCCTTCATTAAATTTTTCGCTACGTTCCTTTAGTATATCTAAAACTATTTCCACCCCTTTTTCATCCAAACTACTATCAAATAATTCATCATATATACTGATATTATAATGAACATCGCCTTGAGATTTTCTCATATCCATAAATGAAAATAAACAAGCCAAATCTATAGCCTTTCGTTCAGCTCCTGAAAAATTATTATAGGAACAAACCTTTCCCTTTTCATTTACAATTTCTTCTTCAAAATATTCATTAAAAACACATATACTATTACTATCTAATTTCTTAAGATAGTATGCTAACTTGCTGTTAAAGTTATGTAAAATCTTTTTAACAATAAAACTTTTTACTCCTTCTTCGCTAACTACAAATTTAACAACATCTAACAAGTTAATTGTCTTTTTAACTACCTCTATTTCTGTTTTTACATCTTCTAATCTACTCTTGGATTCATTTAAAACACTATTAAATGAATCACTATGTTCATTTAAATGTAAAATATTATCATTAATTTGTTTATTTAGTTCTTGTAAATCTTGAACTCTTTTTATCATACTCTTAACATTTTCAATTTTTATTTTTAATCGATTTAACTCATCGTTTATTTTAGTTATATGACTTTTAATTTTAAAGTTTTTATTTTTAAACGATTCAATTTCATTTTTGTATTTAACTGATGTATTAATACTTTCATCAATATCTATTCGTAAGTTATTTTTAGCTGACTCAAAATGAGACCTATCTAACTCCTCAATAGGCCTTAAGCATGTAGGGCATACATCTGCAGATGTTCCTATATTGTTTAATTGTAATTGTTTATGCTTTATCTGACCATTTAATTCAGCATTCTCACCAATTAACTTCTTAATCTTTTCATCAACAACATCATACCCTTTGTTTAAAGTTATTAATTCATTAGTTTTAATAGTTAAATCTATCTTTTCACTATGTGATATGTCAATATTAACTTTACTAATTTCATTATCGTTAGCTTTAATTTTATCATTAAAATGGTTAATCTTAAGCTCTCTTTCTTTTACTCTAATTTCTTTTTGTTTCTCATGAGTAAAAATAGTGTTATTAATTTCATTATATTTCACCATTTCGATATCATAATTACGTTTAACATCATTATATTCTTCTCTCAGCTTTGTTAACATTTGAGAGAATATTTGCAAGTTAAATACTTGCTCAATAAATTTACGTTTTTCAATTTTACCTTTTCCCATGAACGGTGTAGCGTTATTAAGAGTCATTATAACACAATTCTGAAAAACTTCTGATGATGATGATAACACCGCTTCTATATACTCGTTAGTGTTTATGATACTGTCTCGGGTTTTATCATTACCGTTTTTGTATATATGTAATTTTGACGGGTTTAAAGTTCTTACTATAACAAAATCATCATTACCTTTTGTAGAATTTACGTTAAACGATAGCTGCACTTCGCATATACCATCAGTTAAGTTATTAACTATGAAATCTTTTTTTATTTCTCTAATAGTAGTTCCGAAGATAGCAAAATATAAAGCATCAGCTATTGTAGATTTACCAACTCCATTTCTCCTATCTTCTTTGTCGCGATTAATACCGGTAATAATATGTACTCCTTTAGTAAATTCTACCTTTACTTCGTCTTCGCCTATTGACAAAAAGTTTTTAATTTTTAATGTATTAAATGTTACGTTTTTCATAGTTTTGATCTGTTGTACAACCCTACAGTATAGTCAATTACTTCTTTTTTATTAGTAATATCTAATAGATTAATAAATTCTTCAATTGCTTGCTCTATAATAACTCCTGATAAATCTAAACTTTCATTAGCGTCAATTTTAATTTTATTATAATTTACATCATAATCAATCCTAATATCAGAAGGTTTAAACCCGGTAATTTTAGCAACTAAAATATCTAAATGTTCAGTGCTTATATTTTTATCAATAACTAGTTTAATTATATTATTATATATAATTTTACGGAATAACTCATCAGCATCTTTAGTTGTTATTAAATTTGATAATAATAATTTAATATGTTTAGGAGTAAAATTACTTTCTACAAAAGTATATTTGCTAGCTGATATATCTAATATATGGTATCCTTTTATTTGTTCAGAATCACCAAAATCCATTTCAAATGGGTTACCGACATATACTATAGTACTATTATTAAATATTTTTTCATCTCTTAAATGAAAATGTCCTGAAAATATTAAAGGAGCTTTGGTTGATAACACGCCTGGGTCATCACCATCACCGCATATTTTAAATGCGTTCATTTTGAAGTTTTGTAATTCAAAATGGCCAAATATAATATCTGATACTGGCAATGTTGCAATTTTTGCACCCCAAGGACAAAATAACATTTGTTTTCCATGTATATTAAATGAGGTAATACTATCAAACACTTTAATATTGTTCCTACCTTTAAATACCGATAAACTATTAATTTCAGATGTTTCCTTATAATAACAGTCATGATTACCTGTTATCATATATACATTTAAATCTTTTAATATATCCAATATTTTATTACCAGCATCTAATGATATTAAGCTAACTTCATCACGATAATGGAAAAAATCGCCACAAAAAATAACATCCTTAATACCTTTTGAAACTATATCATCTTTAAACCATTTAACCCAACTTATAGAAATATCTAACCAAAAACTTGAATTTTGGTGAACACCTAAATGTAAATCTGAAAATATAGCTACTTTATTATTCATTACTTGACCCGCTATCATCTGAAGCTTCGTCATCTCCATGACCGTCTGGTTTTACATATATGTTAATGTCTGTTTGAGCATTTAAATCTTGCTCATAAAATCTACTCCTATATTCATTTAAAGCCTCGTTGTGCTTTTTTTCCTTTTTAATTCTATTAATAAATGCATGGAAAGCAATTGTAGTAAAATATGAGAATGGATTATATTCTGAATCAACATTAAACTTACGATTTTTTACTGCTGTATACATTTTTACTAATGCATCGCCAATCATTTCATCTTTATATGTGTAATTAATAAAGTTAGATGAACAACTCAATCCATTAGCAATTTTTGTAATATATAAAGCTAACGTATCTTCCCCTTTACCAGATATATAATATTCTTTTAATAGAAGTTTAAAAAGTTCAGGGTCGACGTAATTTTCAGTTTTTTTAGGTTTCGGACCTCTTTTAGCCATATGTAATTGATTATAATTACCTACCCTTATTTTTCAACTATATTATTTTCAGTAAAATTTATCTTTTCTAGAGTGTATATTTCTTTACGTTTTTGGGAGTGAGATAAACTATACTTTAATTTATCCGTTATATCATAAATTGTTAATTTTTGTTTATTAACGTTTAAGCGTAATCCTCTACCTATCGATTGTATTATTCTGATAAAACTCTTACCTCCAGAACCGAACACAATATTATGTAAGTTTTTAATATTAACTCCTGTTGAAAATATTGCACTTATTGCAATACATACAATATTATCATTGGCTTCCATTTCAGATATAACTTTAGCTCTATCTTCAACATCTACTTCGCCGCGTATAAAATATATTTTTTTACCAGGTAATAATAATGTAAGTTGGTTATATAGCTCTAACCCATGCGCAATATGATTAACTAATATTAGTGTATTGTAATTGTTCATTTTACATAAAGCAGATATTATCTTGTTTCTAAAGCTGCTTGCGTATGTAAAGTCTAACTCAGATTTAAATTTATTCGTTCCTTGTACATAATTAACTTTATCTTTATATTCTATATTAATAATTTTTATTTCTGCATTAGTTAGATAATTTTCTATTCTAAGATCGTAACTACTTTTTTCATAAAAAACTGACCCGAGCTTACCTATAATGTTCCATTCATCTGGTTTAAAATCAGGCAACGTTCCAGTTAACCCAAATTTATGGTTTGTTTTAATATTGGTTATAAGTTTATTAACTTTATTAGCCTTACGAAGCTTATGGCATTCGTCAACAATTAACATATCAACATCAACTAACCATGGAAAATCCTCAAATCTACTTTGTAGTATTCCTATATTAGCAATAAAAACGTTACTAGTTAAATCTGGCTCAATACTACCTGTCCATCTAGTAATTTTAAATGGTACGTTATAGTTATTAAAATCTTTAAACGTTTGATCTACCAATGTTAAATCAGGTACAATTAACAGTATTTTCATCTTATCGTTCAATACATGGTATGTGGATATTAAAGATGCAATAGTTAAAGTTTTACCTCCACCTGTTCCAACTTTTATAATTCCTCTGCCGAACTGTAAAGCCTGGGTCACGGTTTCAAGTTGATAATCTCGTAATTTAAGAGTTAATGAATCGTAAGGTGTAGCATCATTAGGTAATGATGGCTTTATTGCAATTTTTATTTTATCATCATAAACTATTTCTTCGCCTGGGTAACTAGACTTAATATATCTTAGAAGTTCATAAAACATTCCAGTATCAAACAACCCAGTAGGGGTTATACAGTATATTCTGTTACTTGCAAATTTATTACCAAATCTCTTTAAGAAAAACGCGTTCGGGTTTTTAACGCTAAAATGCTCTCTTATTTCATCAAATTTATCGCCTATAATTCTACATATCCTACGATTAGGTAAATATTCAAACTTAATCATAATTACATTTGTTCCATTTGCATAATAGATACAATATTTTTTATGTCATATGTGAGAGATGAAAATGTTTTTTCTGTTTTTTCTAAAAATTCTATAATTATTTTTTCTTCCGAAATTTTAAGTATTAATTCTTTTATCAAATCAGTATCTTCAGATGATTTTTCAAGAACTATATTTGAAAGTCTTACTACAGACTGGTGTTGTAGTTCTTTTGTTATTTTTTTAATCATATTAGACTTTTCTATTTCTAATTTCATTAAATTTCTTTTATGATTAATTAATTTGCTAACCCAAAAATGTTTACGCCCTGGAGACTTTAACGATGCTTCTTTTATATTAAATTCGTCTATCTTAAGGTCTTCTGTTATGTCTTGTATGTACCTATCTAGTAAATCCATTATTTATTATAAATATAAATATATAAAAATCAATGAGTGTTTATAGTGACATCTTCAGAAAAGTATTAAAAGAGGACGGCGCAGGTTATATTCCTTCAAATCCTAATACTGCTGGTAACGGCGGGGCATTAGGTGATGCTGCTTCTATAGGTGCGCCTGGATATGCTTCAGGTACACCCGGCACTGATACATACGCTACAGGAGATGCTAGAATACCGATGTCTATATTTGGTGGAACGTTAACCAGAAACGGTATTAAAAAGAAAAAACGTAAAAAGAAAAAATGAACGCTCTGGGTCATTGGTGCACTACTTGTAGTATAGATTTAAATGCATTACCTTATGGATTTATATATGTTATAACTAATTTAACCAATAATAAAAAATATATTGGTAAAAAACAAATGAAATCGGTTAAAAAACTTAAGCCATTAAAAGGTAAAAAAAATAAAAGACACTTTGATATCGAAACTGACTGGAAAACATACACATCATCATCAAATGATCTCAATATTGATATACAAGCTTTAGGTATGGATAAATTTAAGTTTGAAATAATTAAATTATGCGACAGTAAATTTGAACTTAGCTATTATGAAGCTAAATTACAGTTTGACAATGACGTGTTAATAAAAGATGGGTTTTACAATGGGATTATTAATTGTAGGATAGGAACTGCTCCTAGATCTTTATTGGAAAAACTCTATAATGTGAAATGATAGTTAATTTGCCTTACCATAATTTAACAGTTATAGATTTTAATGATTTATTTGTTGAAGAGTACCAGTTAAATATACTAGACCATTTACATAAGTTTAATTTATTGGGTAAGCCTTTAACCAATCCAGATGTAAAAAAGATTTTTTACCATAATTTAATTTATAGTATTTGTAAAGTTTTAACAAAAGAATATAATAGTAAGCCAGTATTGGTGTTTAATAATACTAGTATATGTAACTGCAGTATTATTGAGTATTATAATTGTGATGATGTTTTGGCGTTTTTAACCAAATTTATACGGCAGTTGCAAAGTATGTTGCCAGTTAAAATGTATGTAAGCGCAATAGATGTTAATAATCTTAATATTTTGCTATCTAAAAAAGACGGTAAGACTTTATTACAGGTAAATCAGTTAATTGAAGAGATTAACACTAGTAAGTTTAAGGTATATACGTTTGAAAAAATTAAGAAATTTACTGTAAAGTATCAGTTAACATTTTTAACTGATAACTATTTTAACAAGCTTCAAACTAAAATTATACTAGTATAATAAATATTAACATGGACGAGTATACTATGAACGTGAATAAACTGTTAAAAACAGTTTTGCCAGGTATTAATGAAGGGTATGAACATAATGCGCCTGACAATATTTCAGCAGATCAAAATAGAGCAATAGATGCATTAGCTCAACTCGGGTATACGTTTAACGGTTGGTCAGCATCAAGTAACCCGGAACATGAAGGGAAGAGTATGGCAGCAGCTATGATGTCTAAAAAAGATAGCAGCACTACATTGTATGCTGAGATAGAACCAGACGGTAGTATTAATAACGAACCATTAGATGAATGGATCGAAAAATATTTTGTTAAAAATTCTAGAGAAGAAGCAGCTGAAGATAAATTAGCATTAGACGCTTCAACTATACAAGCTATATCAGTAGCTCAGCAATTAGCAACAAAACCAGGCAGACTTAATTTGCCGTTTATAGGAGCACAAGCTCAAATGAACGGAGCATATGGCAAGTTAATGAAAGGTATAGCAAATAAGATAAACGGCATTGCCGCAAAAATTAAATAATAACATGAAGTTTTTAGATATAATTAGTAATTACAAGATTAAAAATTTAATTCTTGAGCAAGATGTGCCACCAGCCCCTGCCGCAGAAGTTCCAGTCGACCCAGCTGCAGCGGCTCCAGTTGAAGAACCAGCTGCGCCGGTGCAGCCAGATGTGCCTGCTAGTATTGCAACCATGGGGCAGTTACTTAAAAAAGCTTTAACTTTACCTTTAACAGATGAAGATAGAGCAAAAATTGCCACACAAATTCCTGACGTTACCGAAGAAAATGCTAATGAAATTATACAACAAATCATAGTATTGATGGGTACGTATACAGATGATATTGATATGAAGGTGCCGGGGTCAGATGATGTAACCTCTTTAAAATAACTTAAATGTATACATCATTAGATAATGTATATTTAGAAAAAGTCAAAAAGATTGGGGTACGCGCGCCATGGATAAATGTTATATCCGAAGCTGATGTAGAGCAAGTGGAGCCAGAAAGTTTACCAGTTAAGGATATAAAACCAAAAAAATCTTCTGGTCCTGCTATATCATATGACGCTATTTGTGATAAAGTTATTAATAGTAACCCTCAGCTTAAAAAATTAGCTGATGAATGGGTAGCTAAACAAATTCCTTTGCTACCAACTACAACTGAAAAGAATTCAATACCGCAACATTACCAGCCGTTATGGAAAGAGCTATACAGTGTATCGCCTCCTAAAGCAGGGGAAACTGAAGGTGGTTCTAAAGGGTCAGGTAACGGTGAATTAGCTTTATATTGGTTTTTAAAACCAACTAACCTTTCGATACAAGATAATAGAACTGCAGAGGCAGGAGCTGCTGATTTAATAATTAAAGGGGATGGTAAAGATATTGGTATAGAAGTTAAATCATACACTACAAGTAGAATATTAAAAATAGGTAAATTTAGCAAAAACGACACACCTGATCAAAAAAATAATAATTTGTGTTTAGATACCATATTTGGATTAGATACGCTTTTTAGTACAAGTAACGCAAAATCTAATGCAATAAAATCTGGCAATTTATCAAATTTTAATTTTAAAAATACTAAGAATGCGTGTTTAAGTTTATTAAAAATTACAGAACTAATAACAGATACAGCGTTAGCTAATTATAATATCTTTGAAAATATCAAAGATAAAATTAAACAAGTTTTTGAATACTTAAATTTTAAAACTGTTAAAGCATCTGAAGAAAATGCAGGTATATTAGCTAACAGGTTATTATATAGGTTGTTAATTGAAAAACTTACAGTAAAGCCTGGAGATGGTGGGTTTTTTGTTAATGTAGATAATATGGGTAACATACAGTGGCTTAAAGTAGATTTTGAAAAAATAGAAAACAAGTTTAATAAAACTGATAATGAATATGTACATGCACGTTACTCAGAGTTATATCTAGATAAAGCTTTGCTATCTGACTAAATACTGTACGCACTTTAATTATGAAACCTTTTAATTATTTTTTTAGTAACAATATAATACTCGAATCCAATGAAGGAGCCGCGGGTGAAGCTGAATCACATTTAACACATTTAGAAGATTTAGCTATAGAAGAAGGTAAAAAAGGGTTTATAAAATTTATAGATCAAGTTGATAACTTTACCGCATTTCTTGAAGGTTTAGACAGTAAAACAAATGTAAATTTAAAGATAGATGGTTCACCTGCGCTATTTTTTGGTATAGATCCTAGAAAAGAATATAAAAATGCTTTTTTTATATCTACTAAATCAGTTTTTTCTAAAAACCCTAATTTAATTCATGATATAACTGAAGTAGATATATTATATAAAGACGCTCCGCAAGGGTTAAAAGATGTATTGAAGTCTGTGTTTCCTCTTTTTAAAGCCGGTTATGACAATTCAGGGTATATGTATCAAGGAGATCTGTTATATACTCCTTCAAGGCCGCCTATCGAAAAAAATATTGACGGGGTAAATTATTTAACTTTCCAACCTAATCTTATAACATACGCAGTTCCAGTAGATTCTAAATCAAAAATATATAATAATGTATTAAAATCAAAGGCTGGTATTATAATACATGCTAAATTTGACATTACACCGTCTGCAGATGGTATTATAACAAAAATGGCTGGTAGAGATGTTTCAAACGTTGTTAATAGTTTACAAAAAGCTGGAGTTTTTACAGAAAGCGGTAACTATAAAACATTAAATGTTAAATTAGACCCTGCAACTAAAAATAAATTAAACAATTTATTAAATGATGCAAAAAATAAAATATTACAAATTGATGATGCTTTTGATAAGCAATATTTAAGTCAGCCTACAGAGGTTAATGCTGCGGGTAAACTTGTATCTAAACCAAATACTATATCCAAAAATTATTTGCTTCAACAGTATCTTAATTATATGGTACGTGAGGGTGGAGGCATATTTAAAGCAGCTGCTAATAATGAAAAATTTAATCCTGAGAAATTTCAGAAAGGGTTTGTAGCGTTTTATAATTCAAAAGTTGATAAAGCTGCGGAAGGTAAAGGTGAACGAGCTCGCCAAAATTCAATAACTAAAAAACAGTCTTTAATATCGTTTTTAAATGAAAATGAAAATTCTTTTAATAGCTTGTTGGAAGTTACATATATTATGTATGTAACAAAATCGTTATTTTTAAATTTATTAAAACAGGCTACTCATCAACTGGATAGTATGAAAGGTTTTATACCGGTCGGTGACAAATATATAACACAAGGGGAAGGACATGTATTATATGTAGGTAATACTAGTAATCAGGTAAAAATTGTCGATCGATTAAGTTTTAGTGCAAATAATTTTCTGTTTAGTGGTAACCGTGGTCGGGCTGGCACAGCTCCTCCAAAAGAAGATGAAGAAAACCAAATATATACTATAGGGTTCTTCGGTGGTGGGTTTAACCCGCCGCATATAGGTCATTATGAAGCTGCAAAAATTGCCGCAAAAGTTAATGACGATGTATACATTATAATATCGCAGGAAATAAGAGAGGATAGTGGTATCACCCCAGACATTAAACAAAATATCTGGAACATATATAAGCCTCAATTAGAAAAATTTAAAGCTAAAATACATATTATATTAGCTGATGTCTCTCCGGTTCGAACAGTATATGAGTATGTGTCTCAATTAAATGATTCACCTGATGCATCCCATATATCTGTTAACCTATACACTGATATAGATGACGTTAACAGATATGATAGAATGGACAAATACTCAAATAATTTACATTCATTAAATATAAAGCATACACCGCGAATTGGTTCAGGTACAACATTACGCGCTGATATAAAGTCTAGAAATAAACAACGTGTTTATAATTCTTTACCGACTGATGTGGATAAAGATGCGGTTTGGAATATTTTAACTAGTATATAGCTTAAACATCTAAATCTTCCATGGAGTCGATATGCTTAACCTCCACACTAGTTGTTTGATTATCTGAACTCTTATATTTCATATAATCATAAACCGTATTAATATAATCTTCTGCTAAAGTAATTTTCGAAGCAGCCCATGCTTCAATCCCATGATGTTCATTATGGATCATATCAAATAGTTCAATCGATTTATCTGCAGTGCTTATTAATTGACTCTTAGCCATTTCTAATGATTCGCCTTGACATTCTTCTTCATTATTCTCAGGGGATGGTGATGAAGTTAATGGTACTTCACCTTTTAATGCAGCTATAGGGGATTTAGGTATAACTGGTCCAGACGATCCGACATTAATTTGATTAGCTGTTGACCCTGGAGCTCCTCTACCCATATTAGCTACTGGGCCGGATTCATATAATTTATGATAACTGTTAAATATATTCTTTTCATCATTATTGGTCATACGCATATGAATATTTATGCAAAGCGTTAGTTGATTACTTGATATTATGTTATAAAATAAAAAGCATGAACGATAATATTACATCATTACAAACAAACTTTGCGGATTTTCAAGAAAATGTTGCAAAGTTTATGGAAAAAGATAACGCATCTGCTGCAGCACGTGCACGTAAAGCTTTACTGGAAATCGGTAAGCTTACACGTACACTGCGTAAGCAAATACAAGAGCGTAAGAAAGAGTTAAAAGCAAAACCAGTAACTGAATAAGGTTTTTATAAATAATTGAGTGATACCATTCAGTTTATTTTTTGAAAATGCATTAGGTCTTATAGAGACAGTTACATTTAGTGAAATAGGCCCCGTTGAAGCTAAAGTAGATAGCGGCAACGGGGCTTATAATGTCTTACACGGTACAAATATAGACGAATATGCTGATTACGTTAAATTTACCACAGTTAATGACAAAGTTATAACTAAAAAATTACAAGAGTATATCAAGATCAATATTGGATCTGGTAATATAGAAAATAGACCAGTTGTACTTTTTGATATAAAGTTAGGTGACAAATCATATCCCAATACTGCTTTTTCTATAGCAAATAGAGAACAAAACGAAGAAAAGGTTTTATTAGGTAAAACCTTTATAGAGAAAATGGGCGGTATTATTGACGTTACTAAAAATAATAACGTAAGTTAATTACTGCTTATCTCGTTCAGCTGAAGCTATAAAGTCGTAGAACTCTTTACGACATTCTGATTCTTTAAAAAAGTCACCTGAAAGCTTAGAAGTAATCATAACAGCACCGTGATGTTTAACCCCTCTATGACATGCACAAGTATGAGAACATTTTACTACTACAGCTACTCCTTTATTCTTCTCACATACTTGATCAATAGCTGAATGAATCTGCATTGTCATCCCCTCCTGAATTTGAGGGCGTCGAGCATAAAACTCTACAATTCTATTAAGTTTAGATAACCCAATAACTCTACCCTCTAAACTTGGAATATAAGCAACATGTACTACACCTGTAAATGCTAGATGATGATGCGAACACATTGAAACAATTGGTATATTACACTGACTAACAATACCATCATAACCATCTGCTGGAAATGTAGTAATTTTAGGAGGTTGATCATAACATCCTTTTATTAAGTCACATACATAAGACTTAGCTACCCGTCTAGGGGTACCATCACTATTAGGATCATTACGCCAATCAATGCATAATGCATCTAAAAAACCTTCATATGCTTTCGTAGCATTATTAATAATTTCTACCTTTTCTTCATCAGATCTAGGTATATTACTATTTGCAGTTGGTAGCGTAGGGTGTTTAACTCTTGGTATCATCTGTATATAATATGTACAATACTTTTAAAATCAATAAATAATGTTATGCAGTTAAGTAAAATATTCGAAAATGAATATAAACAGTTAAAACTTACGCGAGTCAGGTTAAAATGTGATCCTGCTAATCGTAAATATCCGTATGAAGGGTATGTGTTATATGAAAATGATGATGGTTCATTGGAAATGTTTGTAGTGGCAGGCGCACCTACCCAAAAAATGATTACTATTAGACCTCGTGACGTCGATACTAATAATTGCATTACAAATATTGAAAAATTAAAAAATATTATAATTGGTAGTATGACTGATGAATTATTATCAAATCAAATATCAGGTTTAAATTGTTTAGCTGATATAGAAGGAATGTTGCTTTCAAACGAATACACCCTTGAAGATTTATATAAATTTTATAAAACGTATTTTTTAACTAGCGACAATGGCGTAGATTTAAAAGAAGCTAGTGTTCCAGGGACTACTTTAAGGACAAAAGCTGGGGCATTAGCAACTAAAATAGGTAGTGATTATAGTAAACTTAATGCCGCTGTACAAGGTTTTGATAAATTTAGTAAAGGAGATTTATCAACGTTATCAACTGTAGGTGACAAATTACTTGGTAAACAAAAAGATTTAGATACGAATAAAGTAAGTATGTTCGGTAAAAAAGGGTATCAAAGCTTTATAATAACTGATACATCTGTCATATCAACATTTTACAGTGCCGCGATCGCTGCCCAAGAGCTAGTTAAAGATGAATACACAATTAATGATATAGATAATTTGATAGATTTATACGAAGCGGGTAAAACCGGTAACAGACAGAGCAAGAAAAGAGCTTCAGGTAAAGAGATTGTAAGACCTGGGAGGTCTCGCGATATAGGTAGAGAACAAAATGTTCCAGATCCAGGTGAAGAGTTTGTACCGGTATCCCAGTCCAGATCAGTTAAAACTGGACGGTATGCACCTGCGCAGGAAGTAAAACCAGCTCCTAAACCTGAGGAATTAAAACCAGCTCCTAAACCTGAGGAATTAAAACCAGCTCCTAAACCTGATCAGGTTAAACCGGTTCCTAAACCTGAGGAGGTTAAACCACTACCTAAGCCGCGACCAGACCCTAACCTACCAGAGCGGGTACAGTTAAAACAATTAAAATTTAAAATAATTAAAAAAGATAACATTGTGCAGAAAGGTATACCGTACGTGTTAATGCCGGCCGACAAAGATACGGTAAATCTTTTACGTGAGCATAAAATAGCATATGCTAAATTTGTTATAAGTAGTGATTTATCTGCGCAAGGTGCTTTATATTTTTATAAGGATGATGGGGTATATATGCCTGCTTATACAAAATTATATATGCCTTTTGTATATCAAAAACCTGATTATATTGCTGATCTAGCTTATAAGCCTAAGGTAACGCGTTCTGAAAGAGATAGAGCCGAGGCAGATGCAAAACGACAACGCTCTATAGAAAAAAATAAGGCAAGTGTCTCGACTAGTTGATCAATGGTTGACGGTTTAAGGAACTTTGATATAATAAGACATATAATATATATTATCTGGTTGAGATATGATAAACCTGATATAATATCTATCTTATGTCATCGATGTACAGTTCAACTAAAATTATAGATCTCGGTTCTTGCGCTTTTCGCCAACCTTTTGCTAGCAGTCATTGCAAGTATTTACACGGATATAAATTAACGTCAAAATTTTGGTTTTCATGTAATACTGTTGATGAAAATAACTGGGTTGTAGATTTCGGTTCACTTAAGCCTCTCAAGAGTATGCTAGCTCAAATGTTTGACCATACGGTAGTTGTTTGGGATAAAGATCCAGCTTTACAAACATTTAAAGAGTTAAATAATAAAAGTCTTATTGATATTCGGATAATGACAGATGGTGTCGGAATTGAAAAATTTGCACAATATTGTTTTGAAGTTGGAGATAAATTTATTAGAGAATTTACAAATGAAAGATGTTGGGTGTCAAAGGTTGAAGTCTGGGAGCATCCAGAAAATTCAGCAATTTACGAAAAAGAAAAAAGTATAACAACATCAACATTTAATACTTTTGTAACTCAAGAATATATAGCTTCAGAAGTTATAGCTACATCTCCATATGATATGGAAAAGATAGAAGATCAACCACAACAACCTATAACAGCTGCGGTACCAGCGCCTCAATCAGCTAGCATGTCAGATGATAATGTACAAGCAAATTTAATTTCAAAAGCTGTAATTAATACATTTATAAAACCTAACTCGCCTCCTTTATATGGTACTAAATCACAAGGATATAGTGATTTATTTAAAGGCACGTCATGGGGTAATAACGCAGGGCCTAGAAAATGAAATTAAAAGATATATACAATAATCAAGTAGCTGGCGCCGGTCCGGTTGGTCCAGCGCAGACTAATAGTAACCCGTATATGCCAATTAAAGAACGTGATCCGAAGAGTATTGAATTAGAAAATAAAATTTCTGAAAAAATGAACCAAGCAATTGTAGGACAGCAACCTAAAACAAATAATCAAAAACCTTTACAACCTATAAATGCAGTCGCGGAGGTTAGTTTTGAACAAGCGTTGAAAGAATTATCAGATTTAACTAAAAATAAAACTTAATATTTTATTTGATATATATCGGGTTGGTAATATAATAAACATATGAATATCGACCCTAATAAGACTCTCTTTTTGAGTGATGACTTTGTTTTTTATACATTAGAGGGTGAAGGTAGATATGTTGGTTACCCTTCAGTCTTTATGAGACTATCAATGTGTAACTTAACGTGTATCGGCTTTAAGAGCGAAGCAGCTCCTTTCGGATGTGATAGTTATGTAAGTTGGTCAAAGAAAAACAAGATGACCTTCGAAGAGATTGCTGAATTGTTTGAAAAGCACGGTTATCATGATAGGTTACGTGAAGGTGCTCTGCTTAAGATTACCGGTGGTGAGCCTTTTATTCAGCAGAAAAACCTTATTGAGTTCGTAAAATTTATTCACGAGCGCTGGGGATTTGCAAATTGGAATATACGTATTACTACTGAGGAGCTTGCAAAGCCGGAGCTCTTTATTGACTTTGAAACAAACGGTACTATTATGCCTGATAAAGAGTGGGAAGATTTGCAATGCTCTATAACATATACCACCTCACCTAAACTAGCTAGCAATGGCGACCCTGCTGATAAGAGATATAAACCGGAAGTACTCAAATATCTTGTAGATAATGATGCATGTTTTAAGTTCGTTGCAAAAGAAGAATCAGACCTCAAAGAAGTATTTGAAAAGTATATCAATGAGCCGAGTATTAAAGTACTAGCTCAAAACGTTTGGATTATGCCTATGTGTGGGTCTAGAGAAGAGTTACTTAAAGTAGGACCTATAGTTGCAGATCTTTGTAAGAAGTATAACTTTAAATTCTCTAATAGACTACATTTACAGCTGTGGAATTTAGCTCTGAAAGTTTAAAATGTCTTTTTTATTAGACACCCCATACACCCCTTGTTTTGTAAGAAATGAATTCTTGTTTGATGAACAAGAAGGTCATGGTGAATTTACACATGGTTTTGTGTTCGGATTTAGAGCTGAACCGCATCGAGTACCAATGTTTCAAGTTATGCTTGAAAATGGAGCACAGTGGGCTAGGGTGCCAGTACATATGATCTGTAGTAAACCTTGCGAACCGTTACCAATAGATATATGCGTGTGGTGGGACGGTTTTAGTAGATATAGCACTGTTCACGAATTTAATTTTTTAAAAAATAGACCTGTTGAGTGTTATGGTAGAGATAAAATAACCCGTAAAGGTAATTATATATTTACGATTGACTGGGCAGTAGGTGGTTGGTCTGAAATACCGGATCAACATAAAAATCACCATATTATTAGTCTAAATACTGGCCAATGGGTAGCTTACCCTAATAATAAAACAGTTTGGCCTGATGAAAGTTGGATTAAATCAAACGTTAGCTTTACTTGGAAGAGTCCAAGTAAACATTATAGTGTTGAGATTTAACTGATGAATTAACTCTCTGGTGGAGGGGCTTTTAATATGCCAGCTTTATGTTTAACAGCGCCTGTAATATTTTTTGAGTGTGCGCTCCATACTATAATTAATACCATCAAACCTACTATAGAGGATATAACCCACATTGGTACTGTAGCAGCGGTATATGCTAAAGCTAATGATGATATCGATACTATACCCATACTAATACTACGAAGCAATCCTCCAAGTATTAAAAATAATATTCCTACCCCTACCAAAGCTTTAATTATATATCCAAGCATTTCTTGTCTTTGAGCTTCTCGAGCTAACTTAACTTTATCAGCAGTATCTTTAGCGATACGCTCAATCTCAGCTTTCCTGTCAGCTTCTAATCTTTCAATCGTTTGTTTATTAGCTACTCTTAGAGCATCTTTTTCTTTCTCTTTAATTAAGATAAGAGCTTCAGCTGCATCTAAAGCGGCTTTCTGTTTAATTGCTAAATCAATAT